AACGATTGTATCTTTCTGAACGATTACCTTCTCCCAATAAATTGAGTCCCTTAAAACGTAAGGAATTGAATCTATCGTAGAAATAGTAATTGTGTCGCTGGTATCACCGCAAGTATATCCTTTTTTGATTGCGCGTAGTACGTGATAATTAGCAGAACACGAACCTAAAATAATTAAGGTCGAAATGTAAAGCGATAATCGTTTAGCCTGTTTAACCATCCTGTTAAAAATTTAGCGTTTTTACCTACTCCGATTGCATAAAAGAATCTCTCTCTTTCAGCAGTTAATGCATCAAATAATTTCTTAGGTTCTATTGAGTTAGCTAGTAGTATTGTTTTTGTTCCTATGATTCCGTCTACTGTACAAAGTAAGCCACAATGATTGATTGCCACCTGTAGAGATTTAGATGCTTGTTTAACGCCTGATCCCCACGCCATACCAGTAACAAATATTGAAATGTTTTGTGAATTATAAGCATCACCTCTAACTGCATCCCAGTAGCCTTTTTTAAATATCTTAAACCAATCCTCAGCATTCATTAAATAAAATCTTGCATCATTGTCAGTACCGAAAAACGAAACCCAAGCTTTGTAAGTTATTCCTACGTTTGTGTGATATCCCGTTTTTCCCTTGTAAGGAGTTGGACACGGATAGCTAGATGCTGAATCTGATTTTTCTCTGCTGAGAGTTCCCTCCCATTTCTTTGTGAACTTAACGTATTTTTCTATTAATGTCATATTGTTTTATTTTAGAACAATAGAATTTCTATTTGAGGTCTTCTAAGGTTTCTTTACTACGTTTGGCAAACTTAATAAACTTATCCCATACATTAACACCTGTAACACTAAAGTAACTTTCGTTGATAGATTTTATTTCCGTGTAAACGCAGAAGAAAGTAAACGCTTTTGTTAACACTAAATCAATAGCAATGAAGTGAGCAAGAATATCAGCTATAACATACTTTTCTAACAGGAATACAAAAACGATTGCTCCACTATACAAAAGTGTCTTAGAAATCGTGTGAGATAGTCTGCGTGAGCGAATGGACTTCCATCCTCCTTTTTTAACTGAACGCCAGATACCAAAACACGTATCTAAAATAATAGATAATATTGCAATGATTACTAAAGGTTTAACAGGGGTAAGAATTGTAAGCACCGAAAAAACGAGGAGAGAAAGTTTAGTTTTCATTTAGGTACTTCTTTTGTATTTAGTTTAGCGAGAAAAACACGAAGCTTCTCTACGTTAGTTTTTTTAGGTTTGTAAGTTTTTATAGATACCATCCTATGTTGTTATTATTTGAATCAGGGAACATATCGTTATTCTTGTTTGCTCTAAATTCTGGGAACAAAGTCTGATTGAATGACATATAGTCTATGAATCTTTCTGTGTAGTGTTGAGCAATACTTCTTTCTTTTTCGAGTAAATAGTCAACTTCGTTTTTATCTACGTTCTCAGCGTTCTCAGATGAATGTTTGTAGACTCCTTTGTTTGCAATTGTGTAAGCAGCGAAAGGAAGATATTCTACCATTGCCCAGTGAACTAACATCGGTTTAACGTATGTAGTTACAAGTGATAAATAATTACCTGCAAGAGTATTAGCAATAATATCTGCTTGTATCTTTTGGAATAGTTTAGATCCTAAGTAATTCTGAATGTGAATGTCCTGTGCAATCTTGATAAATTGTAGGAACTTGTCAGTATCTACATTGCCGTTTAAAGCCGTGTAACGAACGATGTCATCTCTAGTTATTAATAGTGCTTCTGCCATTGGTTAATCGTTTTTAGGTAAGAATCCTTGATTAGGCATATCAATAGGACGAGTTGAAACAAGTTGTGGATTAGTTACTTTATAACCGAACTTTGCAGCCTTTGCTTGTGCGATTTGTCTTTGGTTTGGTAAGTCTAAAGCAGTACCTTCAAAAACTGCGTATACTTGCTTATTCCATCTATGATGACAATTACCTCCACCTTTGTATAGCCAAATAGAATAAGTATCAGTTCCTCTTGGCCCCCATCCTGCATTGACTACTTGGTTCTCCATATTCAAGATGTCTTGTTTACGGTAAAGTTTATTAGCTTTTACCATAGCAGTACAAAACTCACGAGGATTCTTAGTTAATTCACCTTCGTATTTGTATCTAACAACGAATTTAACGCCATCAATTGTTTTATCTTGCTTATCTGTTATGTTAGGTCTTGCATCACCCGTAGAAACGAGATTTACAATTTTACTTAAAAGACTTTGTTTAGGTTCTTTTGCTAGGTTCTCGTTTTCTAAATCATCATTGTCGTAATCAACAGGTTTTTCGTCAATCAGAATCCAAGTAGGATCTGCATCTTCTCCTAAATCAATTAATGCGTTTGTTTGTGAACTTAACTGAGTTCCATCAGTACCTGTTTCTTCAACTACCTCTTCTTCGGTTTGCGTGTTTTCAAGGTCTGTAAACTCTAAAGGTTGTAATGTACGGAAGTAAAGTTTTAATGAGATTCCGTTTACTGCTAGAATAGAATCAAACGCTTCCAATAATTCCTCTTGCATTGGACGAATAACCATATTGTCAAACAAGATAGCAGAGTTTTTAAGCTCGTCTGCATTAGAACTGAATCCATTTGATGAAGCAACCCCAAATAATAGCGGAGAAGTAACGTTATGACCTAGCATAATCTTGCGTAAACACTCCTCAGATAAGTAAGTGTAATGTTCTGGAGCATCGTTTAAAGGAATATCCTCAACAGTTGTTTTAGATTCAGCATTGTCATTAAATGCTACGATTACTTTTTGACCTCTTGAACCTGTAAGTTTATTCATTACTTTAGAAGTAATGATTGCTTGTTGTTCTTCTGTTGGAACTCCGTTATTGAAGTTGACTACTTTAGTTCCTGAGAATCCGTTTTGTACTTCGTTGATTAAGTAATCTGCAATCTCCTCCTCTAAAAGTGCGTATGGTAAAGCTCCCTGATAATCAGGATAAGCATAATACTTCATCCCAACTGCATAAGGTTTACAGAATAGAATCTCTACCTTGTCTTTCGATGTTCCGAATGCTGAATAACGAACGGGAGCATATTTCTTAACGTCTGTCCAATCATCAGAGTAGTAATAACCTTCGATATCTCCATCTTTATTGCATTTCTCAGCACGAAGTAAGTTCACTGGCATATGATACGCCTTTAGAATCTGATCGTGTTTGTCGTTGTAGTGTACTTGGATAGCAAATTGACCTAACATCTTGCGATCAATAACCATTTTACGAACGCAATCCTTATTAAATAAACTCATCATTTGAGCATACTCGTTAGGCTTACGATTAGCATCTAAAGCAGACAATCCTTTTCCATAAACAAGACGTGAAATGTTGTTTATAATTGCCGAGTTCGTTGTGGAGTTCGTGTATCTATCTATCAAAAAAGAATAGAAATTATTGTCCTCGCCAAAATCAACCCAATTATCACGCTTGGATTCTTGGATTGTAGGCGTTGTGTAAGCCGATAGACTTAGTATGTGTACGTTATCACTCATAAACTATGAAAGTGTTTGTGGTAGTGTTTGATGTATATTGTCCGTTGTTTACGGAGAAAGTCGAAATGCTTTGATTAGTACAGAAAATTCTATCCTTATGACAGATAGTTGCTCCGTTTGTTAATAGTAAAGTATATCCGTGATTGTTTTTAAGAGCAAATGTTGCAGTAATCGTGTTTACATAACCCGTTTGAGTTGAGCTTGTAATCGTTATAGTTTGAGTTACGTTGGTTTGTTCATCAGTTATAGTCATCGTTGTGTAGTTCTCAAATCTTGGAATGAAACTAAACGTCTGTGCTGATGTTGATGGAGTTAATACTATCATATCTATTAAACGTACAAACTATTAAAACGTTTTAAAATAAAAAAGGGATGACCTAAGCCACCCCTCATTTAAGCTATGAAAAAAGAATTAAGCGGAGATAATAGTTGTAGTTGCTCCGAATACACTTCCTGCAGTTCCTGCAAGTCCTGTTGCACCTGTTTCTCCTGTTGCATCAATTAGATTGGCAAGCAGTTTCTCTGTGCCTACGAAGGTCAAAGT